ATTGTTATTAATCGAGGGATTTAAGGGGATTTTTTGATTAGAGGTTAAATATAAAGAAGATAAATCTTTATTTATGTCTTCAATTATAGGTGTAAAACCAGTATTACTAGAATCTGTAGGTTGTCCATTTCTAAAAATAGTTATCGGGTTACCATTACTACCATTACTAGACCAGTTATTATTGTAAATACCATCACTTGTTAAAGCAGTACTACCTAACCTTATTGAATTACCCCATCTTCCTTCAGTTATTATATCTCCGGCGAATGCAAGTAAGGGATGAATGTTTGATTTTTCTTCAAATGTACCTCCTATTAAAGGGGAGTTGTATGAATAATTTACTTCCTCAGTAGATGATTTTCTAGTTTGTCCATCTTCAATAGCTTGATAACTTTTTTTCTCTGAATCCTGGGTATTTGAAATATCAGTATTAGGGAAAGCATTTAAGTGTTGGTTATTCCATATTGATATAGGATTTAAATAAAAATAAGATGTAACATTTGACTGTTCATTTACTCCTTTAGTTGGTAATAAAAATAATAAAACAAACTCATTAACTACAGGATAGTTTTTTAAATATGGTATAAGAGGTAGTGCTGTTGGGGTACTATTAATTTTACTATTTGAGACTTCAACGTTTTCGTAAAATACAGTACCAATACTAGACCACCCACCAAGATCTCTAAATTTAGGATGTTGGTCATTTAAAATTATATCAGTAACACGGGCATAAATCATCTTTTGATTAACCCTTTCTATGGCATCAAAGACTTCATTAGGCGAACCGTTTGTATTACCTACTTGTCGGTTTACACTTTTAAAACCATAATTAATTCCCATTTTCTCCTTTATAATTTTCGTTAAGTTTATCTAACTCAGCCATTAATTCTGCTTTTTCAGCATCGGTAATACCCATGTCATTTTCACTTGAACTATTATTAAGCGCACGCTGTATTATAGTGGACATTTTAATTAATTGTTCATCGTTTTTGATGCCAATTTCCATATATTCTTTGATAAGGGGAACAATCAAAGTAGCATCACCAATATCTTTAATTAGTGGTTTTAACTCAGATATTAATCCCCCTATTTGGGATTCTTTTTTCTTTTGGTTGTTGTATATCTCTTCTAAGATATTTGAGAATTTTTTCTTCCCAAATACAACACTGTCTAATGCGCCCATAATGTTATTTTGTTATAAATATGGATATAGGAAGGAATTAGAATTTAGCGTATCCGTTCTCTAAATAAAATATGTATTTCTGTTTAAAGATACCATGTAGTTTGTCAGCTATCTTTGTTATTTTAGGGGTTTTTACATCAATTATTTCTCTAATATAAATATAAAGTGCTTTTTTATTAAAAACCGTAATGTCTTCTCGTTTACGAAATAATTCTAAAATGGCATCTGCTATTTTTGCATCATTCTTCTTTGGAAAAAGTTCAAAAATATTTTCTGATACATGTTCTACAAATATATCCATGTAATTATCTAAATCACTTTTAATTTTTTCTTCACCCATATAATAGGTATGAGTTGAGTTTTCACCCATTAAAACATCTACCTCTACTTTTTTAATTTTCTTAGCATAATTTTTAGTATTATACAAAATTAACCAACGTTTAACTATAGTGCCAAAATAAGAATATGCTTTTGCTCCCCTGGTTGGGTCAAATAAATGCATTTTAGATAAAAGGAAAGTAATAATCTCATGTTGGAGGTGCTCTAAATTTTCTACCTCGGTATGGTAGAACTTAAAGGTATGGATTATGTTTTGGGTAAGTTTAAAGAAGGGAAAATGTATCTCATCTTGATATATACTACTTCTAACTTTGGAGTCAGGTTCGTTATTATATCTTACAATAGCGTTTTCAGTATCTTGTGTAAAGTAATTTTTACTTTTAGGTCTTCGCTTTTTTTTAATGGGAGCCATATTTTATGAGTTGGTCTTAAATTGGGAAAGATCGTTTTGTAGTATTTTTATTTCATTAAAAAACCAACCTATTTCATCATCACCCTCAAATGTACCTTTTGAATCTATAGTTTTAAGCCTTTTCTCTGAATGAGAAATATGCTCTTGCATCTTAGTAATAAATGTATTATGAGACATTAATATGTCTTCTGTCTTTTCAATTTTTGAGAGGAGGTTAATGGTCGTGTACCCTAAGGTAACGACCAAAATCCCTAATATTATTGTAAGTATTAACATTTATAAATTTTCTAACATACTTTTTAATCCAGGACTTGATAAGGTATTGAGTGCCTTTGATTTAGTATTTGATTTCGTGTTCAATGTATAATTCTTCTTTGGCGGCGCCACGCTACCTTTAGAAAACTTTGGTAACCATTCAATCTCGAATTCAATACGCGCAGCCATCATATCTGCTTGGTGAAGTATATATGAAAGTGATGTTCTTGGCTTTTGTTCTGGCATATATGTTTTCAAATATTTACTATTTGCTTCATCATATAAACCATCATGGGTCTGAATCGCTACCATTTCATTGAATGTGTAGGTTATACCATGTTCTTGAAGTAAAAATAATCCACGATCTGGAACAGAAGCAAAGGCTAGTTTTTTATTAAACATATAATCTTCACCTAATTTATCTTGTCTCCATTTATCGGTCTGAGGTATATAAGCTTCATGTTCTGAATCGCCCATTTTACCTAAGTCATGATTAATAGCTGAGAATACTAATTCTTCTTGGGTAAATGTAGTCATATCACAACCAAATTTTTCCCATGTAGCAGACATTGCTAATGCACCACTTACAACACGATTAACGTGATCTACATAACCACCAGGAAATGCTGAATGGTATTCTTTCTTATGTGATGCTGGCATTAGTATTATCCTGTCTTCATATTTGTTATAGAAGTCAAGTAATTTCTGTTTACGTTCACCTGAAATGAATGTGTCAATGTTGTTGATAAATGTAACCCAATTGCTTTGGATTGCTTCTGCTGATAGTTTCATAACTTTTATTGTTTATTAAATTTATAACGGCAACGTTACCTTTTCCCCTTGTTGCCCTTGTTTTTATTCCCCTTGTTTCCCAAACCCTGTGGTTACAATGTACCGAAAGTTTCTTTAATAGGCACGGAACTCTCGATATCTCTTTTAAATATTTTTATTTTTAGCAATTTTGCGCATTTTTCATATGCTTCAATATCATCTCTTTGAAAATATTCTATAGCTTGATTTAATGACTGTACTAAAGGTTTAGTCTTAAAATCCATTATTGCTTCTAAATGATTCCCATCTTCCATGTTAATTGTGGAGATATAAAACCAAGCTCTATTATAAACGGTATATTCAGAAGCACGTCTAGCTTCATTTACATCGTAATCAGGCTTCTCAGCCTTTAAAAATTTCTCTAATTTTAGATGGAATACATTATGATTGATAATTAATTTAGTAAACATCCCTAACTTAGTAAAAGGCTCTTCAAGTAAATCATTATCCATGCCTACCAGTTCTTTAGCCTTTTCAATATTACCTTTCCCCATCTCTTCAGGATTTTCAAATAAGTTAAACATTTTATCTTTATCTATCATCTCTTACCGCCATGATAAGCCACTGCGTGACCCTCTGTTATCATTAAATCATTAACATTTTGGTCTCCCAAAAATATATTACCTAAACATCTTCCATATTTACCTACGCCTTGAGAATGTAATATAAAATCGTTATCGTGCTTACCCAAAATATCTTTAAGGAACGCCTTAGCAGCTAATCCTAAAGCCTTTTCTTCCAAATCTCTTGTTCTTGATTCTGGGGCATTCATACCAACTAATCTAATTCTAATCTTTTTCCAGGTATCGAAACCTAAATCAATGGTTGCATCAATGGTATCCCCATCAACTACTCTAACACATTTTGCTTTGTAAATATACATAATCGTTTTGATTATACATATTACATACTTTCCAAATCCTTCTCAATTTTAGCTTTTACTGCTTCTAATTGGGCATATTCTTTAACAACATCTTCCTGTTTTTCATTTGCTGGGTGGAATCTCCAATAATCTTCCATTATTGTAGTAACAGCCATTAAATCATTAATTGCCTCTACTTTAGGATCCCTTTCCATAGGTTGTTCGTCTGTTATGTTCATTTTTGTTTTGTTTAATTTGTTCTCCATTATATATATTATTTATTTAAAGTTTTTACCTATAGTATTAATTGTTTCCTTAGCCATATCTAAGTCAATTTGAAAAAATTCTCTCTGTGAATTAACGCGGTACTTATTTAGGGCATGATGTACTTCGCCCTCCAATAGTTCGCCGTTAAAACACGCGTACGCCCATGCTACTTCATATGGTAATGCCACACCCGTAGCATTAGATATTTGTTTAGCTCGAGCATCTGGGTGAGTTTTAGTATACCCTATCTTATATATACCAGGCTGTAAAGGGTTAGATAAAATATAAACCCATTGGTCACCATTACCCTTTTTAGCATAAATACCTTTTTCTCTAGCAGTATAATATGTAATATCTTCCCAACCATCTCCCTTAATCGAAGGGGATAATGTAAAATATTCAGCGGCTGATACACTAGTATCAGAAAAATTCTGTTTTAATGGAATAAAATTCGCTGCTTCTTCTGTAGTTAATCGTTTCATACGTTATTAGATATAATTAAACCGATTAATAATAAAAGCATCCCTATCATTGAAAGGGCAACTACAACATACGCTGCCCTTTGTTTTTGTGGATCTCTTCCTTGGTTTGATCTGAATTGTCTTCCCATTATGCTACTAATTCTAAAGCTTTACTAAACATAGCTTTGTTAATCATCTGATCTTGTTTGAAATTCTTTATAACACGTGCTTGTCTTACTTTCCCACTAGCCGTTTTATACATGAAATTTCCTTCAATAATATTTTCTTGTGTTCTATTAAAAACTTCCCACAATCCACTTCCTTCATCTGCTTTACGCTGAGTTGATAAAACGTCCTTAACTGCTTGGTCATCAAAGGTATTTTTCGTACCTTCTACTCTAATATCAAGAAACGATTTTGCAAGATTAAACATTTGCTCCTCTTCTAATTCAACCAATTTCATTTTATTCATACATTCAACTGTTAAAGGCAATCTAGTAACCATATCCTTAATTAGGATTTGTAAATCTTCAAACGTATAACCCATATGTCTCATTTTAATATCCTCAAACGATTTGTCTGCAATAACTAATCCGTTTTCACAAATCATTCTAAATAATCCTGCGGTAAATTGGAAAGCATTTTTTCCATCATGCGAATTAGTAACTAATATCTGAGGATAAACTGTATCTCCATCTTCTCCGTTGATTACAACTTCATTATTTCTAAAAACAATCATGTGCTTTTGAACACCTTGAGTATTTTTAGTTCTTGCTTTAACTTGCTTAGCATCAACTGGCTTCCAACCTAATAACTCCATATCATCAATAACTTGCTCAGTTGGAATATGTGTATACTTTTCTGACACTTCTGTAGATGGTGTCATTGTGAAAATACTTGGAGCCATTTCACTTAACTCTTTTTTACTTAAAAATTTACTTGCGTTTAAATCTAACATAACCTTTTATTGTTTTAATTAATTATTATACGTGAAGATACGAACCCTCTATGCGGTAGCCTAGTCTCCTGTGCATTACTGTTGAATTACTTTTTAACTAATAAACTTGGCGAAACTCTCATTTGAGCTCCTACTCTCCCATCACCAGCATTTCTCTTTTCTACTTTAATCATTTTACTGTTAATTTTAATAATAGTAAATGTATCTTTTGGATTAACCTTTTTATGATCAATACCTACTATATCACCAACATTAAATGTTT